ACTTGGTTTGTCGCGCTTATAGTATCTATCTAGAGCTGCTGTTTGTATTTTTGTTAGCTTCTTGAATGTCGACCCATCGGGCATCAACTCTAACGCCATTAATCATCATCCTGTAACTGTTTCCAGGCTGCCAAAACTTGCTGTCCTCTAAACACCAGCTCAGCCCAAATGCTAACACGGCTCATTTAATGCGCTTAGATGCGCCCTGGATCGCTTTATGCATCTCCAGAAGTTTAGGCACCGACATAGGCACGCTACTATTGGCATGTCCCATCTTATCTAGTAATAGATCATACGTCGCATTTGTTAATGTACGCATCTTTTTTCTTACGTTTGTTATTGTTAGTTTCTTCTTAGGCATTATACCACCCTCAAATATGCAAATTCAATATTAGATGCGCCGCCACTGTTATTCGTAATATTAAACTGTAATACCTTTTGATCCTTTAATGTATTTTGAATTATAAATATATTCCATACGTCGGCCGTTAAGCTTTCTGCTGAATCATTGAATATAGGATCCATATCATTGCCCCCACTTCTTACGCCCCTAATCGTAACACCTGCATTAATAGGTGCTAAGTTTGCATATGCATTACTTTGTGGACCCATAACCGCGCTTAAACCATAATTACCCCCATTTGAGGGTTTAATTGCTATTTGAAGATCACAATATCCTGTCAAGTCAATATAGTCGGGTGTTGCTTGCGGACTTAAGACAGATGCACCGTTAGCAACTGATTCATGAGTTGCGTCTATTGTAAAGGTTTTATCATTAAGTGTTATTCCTTCCCACTGTCCCGATGCCACATCAATATTACCAGTGTTAACAGAAGGGTATAATATCTCGTCAACTTCTATGCGATCATTGACTGCGGTTGAGGGTAAGCCTTCCTTGTATGCACTACCCCACGGGCTGTTTGATTTGCGTCTGACCAAATCTAAGCGAATTGGCAGGTAACTGCTGCGTCTATTGTTGCTGCAGAAGTTGTTGCTATTTCGTATGAAATTGTATTCCCTGGTTGTACTGCTAGATCCGTATCAATGTTAACGTACATCATGTTCGCGCCAACGGATGAAGGCATAGCGGTTTGTCCACCGCAATTAAAGACCGCATCGCCGTCTCTCATCGAATTGCCAGTGATTTTTACCAAACCCACATATTCTTCTACTGCGTCAACAGAGAATGATACTGTAATATTTTTAATTGAACTTACGTTAGTTGGGACAGTAAAGGAACTTGATACAGTTGCGGCCCCAAGTGCCGAAAGTGCTTGGAATGTTCCTGCTGTAGTTGTGCTTTGCGTTACGCTTCGTGTGATTGCTAGAGCCATATTTTACCTATGCTCGGAGTTTGAGGGGTCCGATAGCCCCGAGTATTTTTGATCCTCCAAGGCTGCCAACAACTAACTTTGCAGCTAGTGCTCCTGCCCCGATACGAATCATCTGATCCTTATTTGATTTGAATGCACTGCCTAGCGTTTTTAATCCGCCTGCAATATCTCCTTTAATCATTGCCTGGGCGGCTGTTCCTGCATTACTTGCATCCAGGAAAGCTAAACCTGCTCCCGTTTCAATTAAGTTCACGGAAAATGTGCGTTTTGACCTTCTACGAGGTGCTTTTCTTCTTGCGACCATTTTTATCCTTGTGGGGGTGATGCCTAACATACCCCGACTTACTCACTTATGCGAAGCTACTTAAGTTTATCAGGATTCAAATTATAATACTCGTTTCTTTTTTCTTTAAAATACATTGCTATTGCCTGCTCGACGACAACCGACCTGGTTATCTTACGGGTTCCCATCATGCCTTGCTTCATATTCAAATATTTAATTAGATGATCTATGTATTGAACTGTCTGCCGTTCAAACCTTAGACTGACTGTTGTTTTAGGTGGCCAACTTGCTTTACGGCCCATTATTCCATGTACTCCTGGCATCGACGGCACCATATCCCATGATCGTTTTTTGTTAATGCAGTAAGTGTACCATCCGAACACAACATCAATCCGCATTTATCACAAGGTCCTTCTATGTCTCCATCTTCAACCTCTATTTCTTCAGGAAATGCGTGTGCCATTAATTTCTTTCCATATTTCTCTTGAAAGTATGGTTTGTCTTTTGTTGCCCTTAATAGAGCTGCTAATGCTGTGACTTCAATAAGTCTTTCAATTTGTTTTTCTAGTCCAAAGTTCACGGTCTCACCAAAAGTAAAGAATACGTACTACTATATATAAATTATGTATATAAGAAATAAAAGAAGTAAGGGTAACACTATAAGTTATATAAGAAACAAGTATACTACTATACAGTTTATTTCGTACTTATATAATATATACTACTATTTTAGGCCTAGTTTAGAACTCTCTTTGGGCTGTTTTTGGCCTGTTTCGGGGCTGTTTGGGGCCATTAAGTCCCCTAAATTGCCCCTTTTCATCATGTACTCAGCAACAAAGCCCATCATAGGGTTGTCCTTTGTTAATGCTTTAATTGTTGATGCTCCCGTTACGTCATCTAGTTTTTTACTAGCCGCTCCAAGAGACCCAAAAAAAGATTTTTGAAATATTTCTAATTTATCATGCATGCGATCCTCTATTTCGTCTACTATAACACTTAACGCATTAACTAAAGTTTCGTCTGATTCGTCAGATTCAACCCAAGTAGTCCATTTTTGTCGGGATAACTCTGCTATATATTGCGATAAAAACCAATAAAAGACAGTCCAGACAAAAGCGTAGGCTAACAGTATGTAGGCATCAATTTCCATATTATCACTTAAATGTTGGTACGCACACCCATTGGTCATTTTGTAAAATGGCTTTTTTACCTATTCCACAATCAGGCCTTATGCCTGCTTTAGATGAAGGATCCTGGGGAGCTCGCTTGGTGAGACCAGCTCCCTCGAAAAGCTTTAACAATGTAATTACAGCACTTAGGTTCATATGTTAACGTCATCCCATTGGGCTTGAGAAAAAGCAGTGGGTTTAGGACAACCCTCGCGTTTCATGTTCTTAATAATATGCACGGACTTTGTAGCTTTCAATATTGTAAACTGTGGCTTTAGAAGTGGAAGGTCAAAAAATGTAGATAACTTGTCGGTTTGAATTAACGTGGCTGCATCGTTTTCCCAACGCTGACATCTAGACAATGGGCCTATGACTTTGCCATCGGGTAACGTAACCATTTCGGGCGTCTTTGGATTATTAGTATATGCTTTAGCAATAAGACCACCAACACCACCCCCTAACCAGTTAGCACTTTCATCAAATGTTGGCAAGTCTTGATCCTTAAGATAAGCCCACCCTGCAACCAGGAAAGCACTTGCCACCGTTCCAGATATTATAGAAGGAAGTAGTGGTGATTGTAAAAGCTCATCTAGGTTACTTGGTTTGTCGCGCTTATAGTATCTATCTAGAGCTGCTGTTTGTATTTTTGTTAGCTTCTTGAATGTCGACCCATCGGGCATCAACTCTAACGCCATTAATCATCATCCTGTAACTGTTTCCAGGCTGCCAAAACTTGCTGT